CCACCCAGCATCACTTCCTCTTCAAAGGCTCTGTCCGAAGACTCCTCTTCAAAGATTTCGCTATGCTCATTCTCGTAACGGTTGTATTCCAGCCCAAACAAAGCATTAAGGCCGGGTTCTAGCTCTTTAGCTAGTTGACTTCTAGAAATAGCCATTATCTAACCCTCCTTAAATGCCTGTGGAATCCGCAGTGGTCTGAGAATCAAACCTACGGGTTCCGGCGTTAAAGTGTGCATTCAGACGAACGATAAGCGGAATGCCAGCGGCAGTGAAGTCGCTGTTTCCTGCGTCGTCCATGATACCAACAATACGAAGTGGCAAAGTTGCCGTCGTATTTACAGAGGACACGCTCAAGGCACCGCTTGACGAGCCCGTGTCAGTAGAGCCGGAACGAGCCGACGTACCGAGTGAGGCATTCGCAAACACGGTTGCAAGAGCAGTAGCGCGGTCTGTCAGAGACGCATCAGATGCGACTTTGAACAGTTGGTCAGGGCTATCGGCCACAAACGCCTTTACAGGGTGGTTTGTGTCCACACTTACTGAACCCGAACCGGGCCAGTAGTTAATGAAGACCGGCTTTTTAGAAACCGAATCAACGTACTCTACCCCCATCAGGACACCCAATGCTTGAGTTGTTCCACCGGCAGTGTCGCCAGCTTGGTCAATAACACCTGCGGCCAAAGGTACGCAGATAGCATATTGATAAATAGCATTAGTGTTGTTGGACGCGATTTCGTACTGAGTTACCCCAGTTGAGTTTGCACCGCTACCAACAAGCCCGATAGGACGTAGACCATAGGCAGTATTTGAATTTGCCATAATAGTTTTCTCCTATTGGGGCAGTCCTTTATTTTTTAGGACCACCGAAGGTTACACGAGATTGACGATCAGCATTGCTGATCCTCATGGTTGAGTGTGCATTCTCGCGCATCATATCGGTATCGACTGCTTCCATCTGATCCTGACTACGTTGGTTAAAGTAGGCAGTCCTTTCTTGGACAGTTTCAATCGGTATTCTTGCGAGAAGCAATCCGCCGACTCCAAACACACCTTCGTATTTACCTGATTCGACAACTGGCGATTCAAAGTCAGGGTATTCATCCTTACGGACCAATTCCCAACCCTCTCGCATTTTGGCACTGATGTTCTTGGTATCATCAAATCCACGCGTCTCGGCACGAATCCAACGATGCTTGAAACCATCAGGGGCAGGTGGTGCATCTAACATTGACGGGGGAGCCCATGGCTTACGAATAGCCTGTTTTTCCCTAGATTCATTTGCGCGAGAAGTACGTTTCATGCCCGAACTTGTTTCTTTCATTTGTTCTGTCATTTCATTTACTCCTTCACGTATTTCGCATATTCTTCAAGCGGCACACCCAATTTTTTCGCTATCGCGACTTGGCTAGGGGTGAGTCTAACCTTTTTCCCACTGCGCCCAGATGTGTTTCTTGTGGCTCCAACAACCGTCTGAGCGGGTCGTTTATTGGTAGCCGTAGCACCCGTATTAAACTTAGAAGCAATACGGTTGTCTAGTTCAGTATAGTAGTCATCGCTCTGAGGGTCAAATCCTTCTTCTTCAACGAGTTTTTTATGAATACCAAAAGCTGCGTAGGTCATGGCCTCATCGGACCCAAACCAGCTATTTCGTAAAGCCCACTCTTCGGCTTTCTTATCAGGCCGTTTAGGTTGTTGAGCAGGCATCGGCTGACGAGCTTGATACTGCGCCGCCGCAGCTTGTTGCTGCCTAGCGCGTTCAGATTGCGCTTTTGCTTGCGCTGCCCTATCCGCCTGAATAGCTAAATTAGTTAAAGCACGTTGCGCCTCTACAGTAGCCGCGGAATCGCCAATTTCAATGGCTCGCGCCAAAGCGGCTTCGGCTTGCTGCATCTGAGTGCTAACGCGGTTGGAATACTCGGACACGTAATTAGTGTCTAAATTCTGAATGCGCTGCTTGAGTTGATTGGACTCTTGTTGCACACCTTGAGCATACTTAATAGCTTCTTGCTCACGGCGCTCTGCTTCACGCATTTTCTTGGTAAGCCGGTCAATACGCTTCTGTGTTGCGCTTTCGGCTTTTTGAAACTGATCTTCACCAGAGTCAGCTTCTTGAACATCTTTGGACTCTTCAACCTCAACTTCGGTTTCTTGGTTATCGCCCAAATCAAGCTCGACTTGTTCCTTTTCGGCTTCAGCCATAATTAATTCTCCTTACAAATGATGAATGTCTTCAGGGTCAAGAATAGTGGCTAGGATTTCGTCATCGTTCAAAATCCTGACCTCCCCACCGTCTATTTGGAAACGAGACCCGGCGTAACGAGCAAACATTACCCACTGTTTTTCTTCGCACCATGGGCCAGAAGGGAACTTTTCTTTGTCTTGGTAAGCCAAAGGGCCAACCTTGAGGACATAACCTACTTGTGTAGAGACTTGGCTTTTTTCCTGAACCTCGTTTGGTAAGAAAATACCGCCCGCGGTTTTAGATTTGCCTTGATAAGGAAGGATCAGAATACGCCACCCTGTAGGTGCTGGCATTCTGTCTAGTAAAGAAGAACCGATAGCTTCTGGATTAAGCTTTGGCTTTTCTACATATACATCCGCAAGCGATTGCGGGTCTTTTTCTGCTTGCATCTTATCCACAGCTTCTTTTGCAGCGGATAGATCAAGCTTTGCGCTATCAGTCATTTGATCGCTCCTGTTTATCTAGCAGGCTCTTGAGTTCCTGTTCCACGTGATTTAGGCATTCTAAATTGCCCATAAGCTCACGATATTGCTCCATAGATTTGACGTTTCCATAAATCATCAAATCTGTAACCGCTTGTCGCCGTTCTCTCAAGATTCTTAGTACGGCTTCGGTAACGTAAATGTCATCCATTCACCCCTCGCATAATATCAAACATATTCTGATATTATCCTAGCACAAGTTGTATAGGATGTGCTAGGAGAAAGTGTGATTTTATCAGACAGATCGCAGTTCAAAGTGCGGACCATCAATAAATGGCCGTCTTCCTTGGCTCCTTCGTAAATCAACGTAACTATTCATGGCCTCTTCCATCGTGCCGTCCCAGTCCCGCAAATCATCTACGGTCCATGCAGCGCCCCAACGGATATGAGCCCCTGTTTCAATAGCCGCCGCCTTCATAGCGTCAGCTAGATCATCATACAAATTTAGCTCCCACGATCCGCGAGAACCCACATACGCCATCAGATCGACGGCGTGGCCATAGCCATCATCCTGCTTGAGATGATATGACTTCATGGTTTTAGAAGCACCTTTTTCGAACAGTGCTTTTTGCTCTTCAATTGACCTAACGCCATAAATAACACCAAAGTCCGTCTTGGTTAGTTCGATAGCGCGAGAAACTGTTTCAACAAGCTTTGGATGTACCCCATCCATTTTGCTTAAACTACGTTGTGATAATTTAAAGCTCATTTAGACAACCCTTTTGACTTTTCATACGTGCGTAACGTACCAAGGCCCAAAAGTCCACCAAGAACAGTCAACAACGTAGACATGTCAAACTCAGGCAAAGGGGGTAATTGTGTACCCGTAGCCGCCATGCCAAAGATTAGCAACGGCTGAAGGATGAAGTGATATGCAAAAGCTACTCCGCAGACCCATCCGATAAAGGGTCTCCACGACGATTTAAAGAAGCTAGACGATTGAGCTTCGATCTTATTGACTTCAATTTGCGCAAGCGCGACAGCGTGTGCTTGCTTTTCGGCCATCGTCGCGATTTCGTGCGCCAGCTTGGCTTTTTCATCTTTATCTTCGATAACCTTGTCAAGCAAGCCTGTAACCGGTCCGACAAGATTACCCACTATTTGTTGTAGCATAGTAACCTCCTAAGATTTACCGCATTTAATCTTATACCGATTTTGATAATTTATAAAGTAAAAACACCTTACTTGCGTGACATCCATGCCGAAACGCCCATGTAACTACCTATAATGCCAGCTACACTGATATAAAAAATATCGGAAACGTCTTTAAGTAACTCTATCCTAGAATCAGGAATAAAGGGCATAAATAAGGTAGCAGTAAATATCGCTCCACCAATCATAGCCCACCTAGCAATACGAAGCTGCGCCATGTGTTTACGAGACTGGTCTTCAAACTCTCTTATTTCACGAGCGCGGTCTATCTCTGCGTCGCTTACCACACCGTCTTGATCCAAATCATATTGCTCGTA